ATAACGTGACAAATCGCAAAGATGCTGAACAAATGCTCAAGAAGCAAAAAGAGCATAATGATGGCCGTTTTCGGAATTCTTGGCACTTGTTGTAGTTATTTGCCTATATTATATAGAGCTGAAAATATTTTTTTAATTTTTATTTTGAAAAGGTGTAATCGGTGTAAATATGTAATTATTGCTTAAAACCCTTATATTATAAGGACTTAACGATTACATATTTGTTTACACTTTAATTTTAAAAATGTAAACATTCCGTTATTTAACAAATACTCTTATTGGGGGGGTAAATGATTTTTTATTTTTTTTATTTTGTGTCTATAGTATATAGATAAATAACAAACTAGACCTTTTTAACTGGATTAACACATGGCAAGACGCAGACCCACTAAATCAGGAATACAATACGAAACACGCGGTAGAAGACCAGCTGATATACATAGCCCACTAACACGAAAGCAAGAACTGTTTGTAAAAGAGCTGGTAAGTAAGGACGGGCAGATAACATTTAGAGAGGCAGCAATCAACGCTGGATACTCTGTTGGTTCTGCACATACTAGAGCGTATGAGCTTACTAACCCCAGAATATCACCACACGTATGTCATGCTATAAAAGAATATAGGCGTGAGCTGGACGAGAAGTACGGGATTACATTTCACAGGCATATCCGTGATCTGCAAACTATCCGTGATCTGGCGCTTCAGAATGGTGCTTACTCTGCGGCTGTTATGGCTGAGAAAGCCAGAGGCATGGCGCAAGGGGATATCTACGTTAATAAATCAGAAATACGACACGGGAGCATAGACAGTATGTCTAAGGAAGAAGTAATGAAAGCATTAGAGGAGATCAAAAATAGTTATGCCCCAGTCACAATCGACATCACACCTGAAGAAAATACCAGCAACCGCAATAAAGCGAGAGAGCGGATTTTACAAGCAAGTAAAGGAAGCAGCGAGTCGGTCGAATTACAAACTGATACTAACCAGAATTGA